ATCACATGCCCCACCACCGTCATGGTGTCGTCGCCCCTGTGCCGGATAATCTTCACAATATCCCGCCCTTGGCGCACTGCCAACACCGTAGCGTCCGCACCAAACCGCGCGGGGTCAACCCCAACCACTATTGGCGCTGACGGGTCTTGGTACTTGTCGCGTTTCATTGCGTCATCAACCACCAAGCTGGAGATGAACTGGTCATCCCCCGCATTAGGGAATTCACCGTACACCTCAACGTGCGCCTGCGCGGAGTCCGGTCCGTATTCGTCAATAATCTGCTGGTAGACCTGCTTGTCCGTGCCCTCAACCGTTCGGGCGTCCACTACCTTGGTTTTCCAAAACTCCCGTTTGCTGTGGAACGTTTCGTAGAAGTACCCCGTATTACGCCGTGGGTTACTGAACGCCAGCCAGAATCTGTTGGGTGTGTTCTCTGTAAAGAACCCCGATGTTACCGCCCAGATGCTGTCGTCAATACCACTGGCCTCATCAAAGATTACCAACACGCCATCATAGTTATGCACCCCCGCGTAGGCGTCTGGATTCTCAGCCGACCACAACCGCCCTTCAACACCCCAGTAGCGTGTGCCCTTCTTTAAGTCTCGTTCGACCAGTTCAGTTAACCACTTTGCAGGCATCAGCCTAGTCGCGCTGACCTCAAACCAGTGCGAGTTCAGTGACATCGCCAGCCACTTGGTAATCTCGGCCCATGTGATAGAGCGCAGTTGGCTTTCTGAGTTAGCCGACACAATGGTTGTCGAACCAATCCGCGTGGACAGCATCCAAATCACGATCCAACTGACCAGCGCCGACTTGCCAATACCGCGTCCACTTGAAACTGCTTGGCGCAACGTGTTGAAGTCTATCTGACCTTTATTTTTTTGGATTTGGGCTGTAATCTCTTGCAGCACTTCGCGCTGCCATTTGCGCGGTCCTTCAAAATGCTCCAGCGGCGTACCCTTGACGCTCCACGGAAATATAAATTTTACAAACGCCAGTGGGTTGTCTTTGTACTGCGGTGCCCACAACCGCGCCATCAGTTCCTGTTCGTCTTCAGCGCTGTACTTGGTGCTTTGCATTTTGTTCTACTTGTAACATTGGACTCGGCTCGTGTGCAATGACATCTGTTACATCCAGTGCTGCGCGGCGTTCGGCTTCAGCCAACGCTCCGATGATGGAGATGCGCTGGTCTACGTCAACCGTGATGGATTGCTTGGCTACCCAGCCGTGGACGTTTTGCAGAATAGCCAGTGCGGCTTTAGCGTCGCCGTGTTCTGCTGCTTTGTGCAACTGCGTAGACGCAAGTTTCTCACCATCAGCGCGGCCCTTCTGTTCGGCTAACAACGCCACCTGATCCATCTCGCACAGTTGCCGATAAGTGGTTGGCGTCATGCCCGACGCTAACGCTAGGTTGTCGCCCTTCAATCCGAGTTTGGCGGCGTCGTAGATGCGGTTAAGCACCGCCTCAGTAGCACGTATCTCGTTGATAACAAGTGGCAGTGAATAAAAACTCATGATTTGTAGTTTATATCAAAAAATAAATTTCAATGCAAAAAAATTGTCTGCGAACGCTCCGTAGCCGTGACCCATTGGCGCTCGGCCCTGCCCGGGTGGCATCGCGCCAGATGCGTTTTGCATGTGGCCGGTCGCCGGTCGGTCGGTCGCCGGTCGGTCGCCGGTCGGTCGGTCGGTCGGTCGCCGGTCGCCGGTCGGTCGGTCGCCGGTCGGTCGCCGGTCGGTCGGTCGGTCGGTCGCCGGCCGGTCGGTCGGTCGGTCGGTCGCCGGTCGCCGGTCGCCGGTCGCCGGTCGCCGGTCGCCGGCCGATGTAAGTCATGTAAGTCATGGCCTACGTACATCGGTGCGGCCGGTAGAATGTAAGTCATGTAAGTCATGCGATATTTAAGTACATGACTCATTAGCTAATGACCTACATGACTTACATGACGCGCCGGGGGCAACACGCGCCATGGCCGATGTAAGTCATGTAAGTCATTTTGACAGGCGATTTAAATCGCTCTACCCCATATTGGGTATTACTGTACATAAACACAGTATATACCTATTATCTACTATCTTAAAACCATGACTTACATGACTTACATAAGGCTTAAACCCGCGCGGCCGCTTATGTTTCACGTAAGTCATGACGCGGTTACAGCATGACTTACAAGCCACCTACATGACTTACAAAACACGGTTACACTATGTTACATATTCTTTTACGCTATGTGTGCGTTATGTACGGGAATCCTTTACACTGTAGTCTCACACAACCTAAAGGACCGATATGAACAAAGCAAATACCCGGGAATTGACCAAAGCCATTGCATGGCTTGACTTGAACGACGCCACAGCGACCGACGTCGCATGCCGTACATTGGCCACAATTCAGCGCGCCGGTACATTGGCCGATCAGCGCGCGATCCTGGCGATCATAAAAGATCGCGGGTTATCGCATAAGTTTTACACCGAAAATCATTGCCTCGTAGCGTATTAAATCAACCCGGCCGGCGCAAGCCGGCCACAATAAAGTAAGGTACAGCATGAAAATTCTAGGTTATATCGCATATGAGGGGCCGTCGGAAATCGACGGCGCGCCCATTGTCGTCATTGTCAATAAGATCAACGACGCGTCGAAAAATGATAAGACTGGCGCGTTAGTGCAAACGTTTATCATCCGGGCCGACGTCAACCCGGTACAAGCGTTACAGACCGGCGACGATGTATCGGTGTGCGGTATGTGCATACATCGGCCAAAGATCGCACGTGAGACTGGCGACGTGCCATGCTATGTACAAGTTGCAAAGTCGGTGCTATCGGTCTATAACGCATATAAACGCGGCCGCTATGTAAAAGCCACACCGGCGACAATTGCCAAAGTCATCGCCGGTAAGCGCTTAAGAATAGGTACATACGGCGACCCGTTCGCCGCGCCGGTCGCCACATGGCAAGAGTTAACACAGTTTACGGCCGGCCATGCCGGTTATTCGCACCAGTGGCAAGATACCCGATTCGATCATGCTGCATGGTCGCCGCTTGTAATGGCGTCGGCCGATAGCATCGATCAAGCCGCGCAAGCGAATCTATACGGTATGCGCGTGTTTCGTGTGTCGGTCGGTGTGGACCGGCAAGCTGGCGAGATCGCTTGTCCGGCATCGGTCGAAGGCGGCCGGAAAACAACTTGCGTTAACTGCATGTTATGCGCCGGTACAAGTAAAACCGCTAAAGATATAGTTATAGCGGACCATGCGGCCGGTTATGCGCGCCGTGTAATTTCAATAGGGGTACAAGCATGATTAAATTTTCTATCGGCGACCGGGTCGCATTCTCGCGCGCTGTGGTGGCGCGTACCGGCCACAATAAGATCGACGCCGACGCGCGCGGCCGCGTGGTTGACGTCAACGGTCCGGTAGTAACCGTTGACTTTTCCGGGTCTTGGAATCGGCATGAAAATGGCAGCACCTTGCGTTTTGTACCGGCCGCTAATTTGACGAAAATTTTAACTAATGGGGTTGTATATGAATAAATTGTTTCCCGTTATCGCGGCCGGTCAACCTGTGCCATGTTTTAACTGTAACCGGCCGTTAACCGGTCAACCGACGCAAGTGGAAAACCCACCGGCGCGCGGCCGGTGGCGCACCTATTGCACCACATGTGACATGTTTACATTTTTTGATTTTGAGGTGACAGCATGATAAAAACCATGACAGCAAAATACCCCGGCCGTTGCAGCCGGTCCGGCGCGCGCATAAACCCGGGCGACGTCATCCTATATGACACGGCCACTAAGCGTGCCAGTTTGCAACCCGACAGCGACACAATTACATTTTACGGCGAATCGGGACCGACGACGTTTTATCGTAATGCGCGCGGCCGGTGCGAAGACGCGCCATGTTGTGGGTGTTGCACTATATAAGCGCTTGACTTTATGCGGCCGGTGTGGCCGCATAGGGGCGCGCGCTTGTGCACGCTATATTTCAGGAGAATTTAAAAATGACGATCACATATAACCCAATGTCCGAAGCCCCCGATACTATATCGGGGGGGTTTAATTGTTCTGAGACGCTGTACAGCGTTAGTAAAAAGGGTCAATTGACCCGCATTGCGGGGGCCAGCGACTGCACCCATCAAGGCGACCAAAAGGTCGTCCATACGGTCGATAAGACCATCCCTAGGATTGCAATTAAGACCGTAAGGTCTGGCAACGGTGGTTGGGAGAAAACAACTTACTACAAGGCGTAAACAATGAAATACACCTATTCCCCTTCACGCGAAGCGCTTGAAAAACGACGCGCGGCCGCTATGGACTTTTTGGCCGCGCTGGCCGTCGCCGGCGCGCTTACCCTATTGGGTTTGGCCTATTTTGATATTCTCTTTTAAGGAACCACCATGATCACAGCCGATAAATTTAATGTTCGCGTCGTTAACACGGGCGACAGGTACGGCGTTAATGACTGCCTTGTCAACACCAAACCGCCAATGGTTGAATTTTATGATTCGCGTTTTACAAAAGGCGCGGACGGTGACAGGGG